GAGGTGACTGGCGGCCTGGCTACCAGTAGCGAAATTGGGCAGGCAATTGTTAACGCAATTCGAGCCTATAACCGTTCAGCGGGGCCAGCCAATATACAGGTGGCCTAATGGCGGGAACAGCGGTAGTTCAATCAGGTGACTATGAACTAGAGATTGATACGGGGTTTTTGCAGGATGCGTTCATTTTGGATTCGGCAACCGCAGGAATCTTAGACGGAACCACATATGTTCTAAACGGCACAACAAATTTCGCCAGCGTTCTTGAAGGCTGTGACACCGTAAACATTAAACGCGGGCGGCGCGATATTGGCGATCAATTTAGCGCAGGCACCATGACATTTAACATGATGGACACTTCAGGAATCTTTAACCCATTTGATGAACAGTCGCCCTACTGGGATTCGACTACCCAACAGCCAGGGCTAGCACCGATGAGAAAAGTTAGGTTCGCCAGGTACGACCTAAACAATGTTAAAGAATATCTGTTCACAGGATTTGTCGTAAATTATGATTACAACTTCGCCCTGGGCGGTATAGATACTGTCACCGTTTACTGTGCAGATGATTTCTATTTACTAGCACAAACCTATATGGATGAATTCAATGTCAGCGAACAATTATCTAGCGCGCGCGTTACCGCTGTTCTTGACCTACCCGAAGTCAACTTCCCAGCTGGTCAGCGTGACATTGCCACAGGAACCCAAACGCTAGGCGGTTCGGCAGCGTTCACAATAGAAAACGGAACATCGGTTCAGGCATATTTGGCGGCAATCAATCAAGCCGAACAGGGGCGGTTGTTTATGTCTCGCGAAGGTGATCTGACATTTGATGCCAGGCTAGGAAACACTCTCTCGGCATCGGTGGCAGACTTTCATGATGACGGAACAAACATTCCCTATAGCGGCGTTGGGATATCGTTTCAAGCTGATCAGGTTGTAAACCGCGCAAGCGTAACAATTTTGGGTTCTAATAATCCGCAAGTTGCCGATGATGCAGCCAGCCAGGCCCAATACTTTATTCAAAACCAGTCAATCACTAACAGCCTTTTGCACGATGACACAGCCGCGCTAAGCCTGGCTAACTACCTTTTAGAACCCCAGCCAATCGCCCGCTATACAAGCGTTCAGACCGCGTTTGTGTCGCTTACTGATGCCCAGCGGGACACCGTAGCCATTATTGATATAGGGCAAACAATTACGATAGAAAAAACATTTGTTAGCGGCGGCGCGGGAACGACTGAGCTAGCGCAAGAACTAGCTGTTGAAGGTGTCGAGCACAACATCACTAATTCGTTTGGTCATTCCATCGCGCTATTTACTTCGCCAACGGTCATTGTTTTTGAGCTAATTCTAGATGATGCGCTTTATGGTGTCATCGCCCCATCAGACAATGTTTTAGGGTAATCTAAAATTACTATGACTACACCCTTTCCATTCGTGGCCGCGCAAGTCTTGACCGCTTCAGAACTTAATTCAATAACAAATTTACCTTCATCAACCAAAACCGTTAGTTATGTTTTAACGATTGCTAACGCGGGCGCGCGTGTTGTGATGAACTCGGCAAGTAGCACAACGATCACGGCTAACACATCAATTTTTAGTGCTAACGATATTGTCGAATTATCTAACATTGGCGCGGGCGTTTGCACCGTCACGGCTGGCACAGCCACAGTCTCAAGTGCTGGGCCGTTAGCCATTCCGCAATATGGCGGGGGGCGTTTGGTGTTTACTTCAGCTAGTGCCGCGATTTACTTCCCGTCAGCGGTCACGGTTGCCGCGCCAGCGGCGGCAGGTCTTACATTCATATCCGCTACAACAATGTCAGGTCAAAGTGTAAATATTTTAAATTGTTTTAGTGCAACCTATAGAAATTATTTAATTATTGGCGACAGTATCGTGGGCGGGTCAAATGGTTATGGTTTTCACGGCAAGTTTGGGGTATCAGGTACTCCGACTACTGGCAATTACGATTCGTCACTTTATGGTGCTGCATCGGCAGTTGTAGATTTTATTAACTTGGCGACTTTTACTGCTAATCAAGGTTTCATTTTGAATTGTTACGCACCGAACGCTGCTATAAAAACTATGTATACACATATGTCAGTTAATCACGGTGGCACAGGTCGCCAAATAAGCGGTTTTCAAACAGATGCTACAGCGTTTACAGATTTTCAATTATCGTTGCAAAGTGGCGGCACAGATTTTACGGGTGGCACAGTTCGTATCTACGGATACGCAAACAGTTAGGACACTATGACAACACCACAAATCACTATTCACAATGTTTTAACGGGCGAAATTGTTACACGCGATTTTAACAAAACAGAATTAGCACAACTTCAATCTGACAATTTAGCATTTCACCAAATAACCGCAGATGCAACAGCGCGCGCAAACGCTCGACAAACCTTGCTAAACAAACTAGGTATCACAGCCGATGAAGCCAAACTGTTATTGGGCTAATTGTTATGAGTAAGGCAAAACGGCAAATAGGCGATCAAACTACTAAGGGCGGTTTGCTCGGCATCATGATTTACACAATGAGTCGAAACAATGTTGACCCCGTGTTAATCGGTTTAATTGTGCCAGTTGCAGCTAGTGTGCTTGCATGGGTTAGTACAAAGATTGGCGATCCTGATTTAGCGTGCATGTTTATTCCTGACAACAAAAAAGATGCTTGAAACCGTACACAGTTAACGCCGCGCCAGTAGTTAAAGGCCCGCTAGCTGGGATGGATTATTGGGTCACCCGCGCAATCGGTCATTCAAGCGGTTCGTTATGGAATAACGGAACTTTTGTTTTGCGCGAAGTCAGGGGCAAGCCTGGCATTATCAGCAATCATTCAAAAGGTTTGGCGGTTGATTTGTCGTATCGCAATATGCACAACGGGCGAAAAAAATCTTTAGCGTTCATGGTCAAACTTTTAGAAAATGCTGACACGCTTGGGATAGAACTTGTGATTGATTATTCGCTTAACAGGTCGTGGAAATGTGATCGCGCCACATGGAAGCCAGGTTCGTTTACAGCTGGGGATTGGTGGCATGTCGAGATTAACGCGGCTACAGCAAACAGCCGAGAACTAGCCAAACAGGCATGGGATAAGGTCTTTGGGGTAATCCCCCAAATCACTAAACCGATCTAGTAATTTTGTTCTTGACCGAGAAAGTCGAGGGCAACAATGCCAATCATCAAATTAGTTATCGCGTTTGCGTTATTCACTATCGGATATGCAGGAAACATCCTGGTAGGTGACTTACCGCTAGAACCGAACCCGCCCGCCACAGCCCGCTACGGGCCTTCAGGGTCGTTTATAGGCCAGCAAAAGGAAATCTACCTATACATACCCCCCACGACCACAACCACGATCCCTGAGCCCGTGTACCGTCACGGCGAATGTGACTGGCTACCAGCTATGGCCTTGCGCGCTGGTTGGCGTGTCGAGCATTTAGGCACGCTCAAAAAAATATCCATGCGCGAATCAGGCTGTTGCCCGAACAGGCGCGGCGGCGACATGGTGGACAAAAACTGCAATATCACAGGAGTTAGCGAATGGAACCACAGATCAGATACAGGAAATCTTCAATTAAATTCAATAAATTTTGACACAAAACGAAACCCTTACGCCCCAATCTGTTTAGAAATGGGCATATGCACACAGGAACCTTTACTTGATGCGTTCACAAATCTTCAGGCTGGGCTAGTGCTGTTTAACTATTGGCAACGGGTCGCTGGCAACGGTTGGATTCCCTGGGATATATGCAACCGCACCAAAACATGCGACTAGACCTAAAGAAACTTAAACCAGGCTGGTTCGCGTTGGGAATAGGCGCATACCTATACACCCTTCGGCTACTGTGCATGTTTACATTAGATTAACCAAAACAACAGAAAGAAAAAAAATGAGCCGAGACATGAACAAACCAAATTACGACTACTTAAACAGCCCGCTTTATTTTAAGTTACTGGGGGAGCAGCTCAGCAAAATGCAGCCGCCAATCACAGAGAACATAGTCAAAAATTTAGAAGATTGGGTTCTCGAATATGCGTTCGCTGACGGAAATTTAATTAGTGATCTGAAGCGCGCAATCATTGAAATCAAATATCAAAACCACATCATCAGCGAGCTTCGAGCGCAAGTAGAAAACCTAGAAGCTGATGGTCAAATGATGTCGGATAGGTTGCGCCGTGAGAATAATTAACAACGAAAAAAATCAGGCCGTGATTCAGTTAACTACCGACATGATTGCACAAGTTCATTCACAGGTATCGGTCACAATGCAGGCAGGAAGTTTCGGGGTTCCTATCGCAGGCAAAAAGCACGATAATTTGTTTGTTGGCTATTGCGGTGAAATTGCGGTGGCAGAATATCTTGATGTTCCCTGGGAATCGGAATACATACAGAACAGGGCTAAGCAAGGCGATGTTATGGGCTACCAGGTCAAAACAACTTTACGCAATGACGGCAAACTGTTAACTAACCCAAACAAAAACATTCACGGCGGCGCGATGCCAGCGGGAATATATATTTTGGTAACTTTAGATTCAAGCCAACAACTGGCAACCATTCGAGGGTGGGAAGATTCGCGGAATTTGTGGACAGCTGAGCTGTGGAACGCTGACATGCCTACCCCGTGTTTTGCGCAAGATCAGGAACACTTAAACCCGATGAAACATTTACCCGACACGCCACAAATGAAATCATATAAAGCAAGTTGGGCATCATGAGAAGAAGTTATGACCCGAGCTACGGTAGCCGCCAACAGTTGAAAGATTGTCACGAACACGGAATGATTGTTGCGCGTGAACGCGACAAATTGAAAGCAGAAAACGCCGAATTAACAGAACGATTAAAAGAACTAACAGAGTTACTTAAATTCTTGACTGAACAAAACTTGGATGAGCGATCATGACCGAATTTAACGAACTTGAAAGCACTAACCAATACTTGGTTAATGCGCTAATTCTTGCGCGCAAAACTAACGAAGTATTGACAGAAAACAATCGCAGAATGGAACGGCTATTGATTAAAGCAATTAAAGATTTACAAGATGCAGACCGTTTAATGGGTGAACTTAAAAACAGCGTTGATAATTTGACAAACCTAGTTACTGCAAAGGCGGTCAAATCGTGAGCGCATTTAACCTGGGCGATTATGTAGATGTACCTACAAGGCTTGCTGAAGCGTTGAAGCGTTGGCCTAATCTTCGAATACAGGAAACAAAACCAATCATTGTTGTAGTTGACAATCAACAGTATGTTGAAATTAGTTGTACGGTTTGGCGCGATGAAA